CTGGTTTGGAGATGTCCTTCACCAAAGCACAAGTTAAAGAATACATGAAGTGTGCTGGGGATCCGATTTATTTTACAAAAAAATATGTTAAAGTTGTTTCTCTTGATAAAGGTTTGATTCCCTTTGATCTATACGATTATCAAAAAGAAATTGTTGATACGATCCACAACAATCGTTTTGTGATCTGCAAACTTCCTCGACAGTCTGGTAAGTCCACCACGGTTGTGGCTTACATTCTACACTACATTCTTTTCAACCAAGACATGACGGTTGGTATTCTCGCTAACAAACAAAGCACAGCGAGAGAACTTTTGCACCGACTCAAACTGGCTTATGAGTATCTTCCGATCTGGTTGCAGCAAGGTATTGTAGAATGGAACAAAGGTTCCATTCAGTTAGAGAACGGCTCTCGAATCATCGCATCGTCAACATCATCGAGTGCGATTCGGGGTGGCTCGTTCAACATGATTTTCCTTGACGAATTTGCTCATGTTCCTCACGGTATTGCTGATGAATTCTTTAGTTCTGTATACCCTACAATCTCTTCTGGGCAGTCCACGAAAGTCCTGATGGTTTCCACTCCGAACGGTCTGAACATGTTCTACCACTACTGGAAGGGTGCTACAAAGCAAGCAGGAGAGATCGGCAAGAACGAGTATGTTCCCATCGAGGTTCACTGGTCGCAAGTCCCCATGTATCCCGGCGGACCTCTTCGGAATGAGAAATGGAAAGAGGAAACGATTGCAAACACCAGCGAGATTCAATTCCAGACAGAATTTGAATGTGACTTTGTTGGCTCGGCAAACACCCTGATATCCTCGTCTAAACTTCACGCTCTGTCTTGGGTGAATCCAATCGAACGAAACAAGGATGGTTTAGATGTTTACGAAAAGCCAAAGCCGGAACACAAATACATTTGTGTGGTTGATACGGCAAGAGGACAGGGTAAAGACTACAGTGCGTTTACCATAACTGATATCACTCAAACCCCATACAAAATTGTTGCAAAATATCGAAACAATATTATTTCGCCGATGGTTTATCCCACCGTGATCAAAGCGGTTGCCGAAAAATACAACATGGCTCAGACGCTCATCGAAATCAATGATATTGGTGGACAGGTTGCTGATGTTCTTCATCGTGACTTGGAATATGAGAACATTCTCATGTGTGCTTTCCGAGGTCGAGCAGGACAAACAATCTCTGGTGGTTTCGGTGGAGCAAACACTCACATGGGTGTGCGAACAACAAGTGTTGTGAAAAAACTTGCATGCTCTGTTCTCAAAAGTTTGATCGAACAAGACAAGATGATTGTCGAAGATTTGGAGATCGTGAACGAACTCATCACATTCGTGGCAAAAGGACAGTCATACGAAGCAGATGAAGGACACAACGATGACTTGGTGATGACACTTGTTCTTTTTGCTTGGTTAACTCGTCAGGATTACTTCAAAGATTTGACCAACACCGATGTTCGATTAGATGTGTTTGAGGATGAAATTAAAAGACTTGAGGACGAAGTTATGCCATTTGGTATTATAACATCTGTTGATGGTGATAATGGTGGTGTTTGGGACGGAGAAGACAGATGGTTTCCATAAACCCAAAATCCACAAAAAACTAAATACCTAGAAGTTTCACAACAAGAAACAAAGATCAGCAGTCTGAACACAACAGGAGGAAGCCCCGATGGCAGTAAACATAATCAACAGTGGTAGAGCAAGAGTTGTCATCAATGTCAACGATGACAGTTTTGTTAACCTTATTGGAGAGGTTGGTACTACTATTACCTCTGCTTTCTTAACAGAAACAAGTGATATTGTACAAAAACTTGGTAACACCGCAGAGAGAACTCAAGGTTATATTGAAGAAAATTCGATTGAAAATTGGGTTGGTAGACTGACAAACGCTGCGTTTGTGCAAGGTTCCGGTGGAACAACTTACGCTAATCCAGACGCATTCACAGGAGGTTCCGCTGACTGGTATGCAGCACAAAACTATCTTTTGTATGGTGGTAATCTTTTGATTGGATCCACCGGAAGTGCTTTCTCCGATAGAGAATTAGCATGTATTTTCCACTGTCCATCCGACCCAACCGGCACTGGTGGGGCAAGTGCTGTCGAGGATACTGTTACTGACAGAAACTTTAACACAGTCGGTATTTTGTATACTGGTGGTGCAGACGGAAATGCAATTGCAGGATCGGACAGTGCTCTGAAAGCCATTGATGGTGCCAGTGCTGAGTATGGAAAAGTTATCTTTAAGACTCATGGTCTCAAGAGACACCTTAACTACAAGAGAAACAACCAACTGGAAACCAGTAGCGGATTTAGAGAAACACCAGTTACACCCGATGTTGCTGGATGCTTTGTGAGAACAGACAGAGATTTTGCTCCATTCTACTCTCCAGCAGGATTGACTAGAGGTAGAATCCTTGATGTTGTCTCCTTGGTACACAACCCAACGGCATCTGAACAAGATACTCTCTATGAAAAAGGTATTAATCCCGTCGTAACATTCCCCGGAGAGGGAACATTCTTGTTTGGTGACAGGTCACAGATCGAAGCGACAAGCACCTTCAGTAGAATTAATATCGGAAGATTGTTTATCTTTATGAAGAAAACAATTGGTAGACTTGCAAGACAAACTCTCTTTGAGTTTAACGATGCTTCTACAAGAACAAACTTTAAACTTCAAGCGTCAACGATTCTGAGAGGTATTCAAGCCAACCGTGGACTCACCGACTTCAGAATTATTTGCGATGAATCCAATAACCCACCTGAGGCTATTGACGCTAATGTGTTTAACGCAGATATTCTTATTAAACCAACGAAGTCGATCAACTTTATCACTCTGACGTTTACGAACAAGAATGAGGCTGATGATCTTGGTGGTCAACCTTCGCAAGAAACCGGAACCTAATCTAGATCGGAGATAACACATGTCAGATTCACTTTTCATTGACGACTTCAGAAATTCCTTTAAGGGTGGCACAAGACAAAATAGGTTTAGTGTCACTGGTAACATCGGTGCTGTTGACAAAAGAGCGTTGAACGCAACAGAGTCATTGCTCGTGAAAGCAGCACAATTTCCACCATCAACTGTTGGTATCATTCCAGTTCCTTTCCGTGGTAGAATTGCTAAGATTCCCGGAGACAGACAGTATCTCGAATGGCAAATCTCCATTCTGGATGACGCTTCCTCCGCTCTTTACAAGGCTTTCCAAGATTGGTCTTCGCTGATCAACTCGCATTTTGGTAACAAACAAGATCCAACTTGGACTGATACCGCAGATGCGTTGGGAGAATGGGAAGTTACTCACTTGGACTTGGAAGGTAATCCAATCAAGAAAGTAACTCTTAAGAACTGTTGGCCTGTCGAGGTTGGTTCGATTGATCTTTCATACGACGCAGTTGATACGGTCGTTGAGTTCCCAGTGACGATTGCATACGACTACTTTATCATTGATAGATCAGTCGGAGCCCCCGGATTGCCAAACGCACCACAAGAATGATATAAATATCAAGTATTCGGTGTTTTTATTATGTAAGGGGAAAATATGCCTATAAATTTCTTTGGTTTTACTATAACGAGACAACCACAGAGCGAGCCGGGTGCGAACAGTGTTGTCGCACCCGACTCTTATGATGGTTCATATCATATGGACTCAGGATCCGTTTACGGCGGATTCATGAGTTCGTATTCTGATTTTGCAGGAAACGCAAGAAGTGAAGAAGAGTTTATCAAAAGATATCGTTCTATTGCTCTTTTTCCCGAAGTGGACATGGCGATTGAGGATATTGTAAATGAGGCAATTGTTGTTGAGGGGGACAAAAAACCAGTTCGGATTGATCTTGAACAAACTTTTCTTCCACCACAAGTAAAAGAAAGAGTGTATTTAGAATACAACAGAGTTCTTGATCTGTTGAATTTTCATTTAGACTCACACGACTTGTTTAGAAGATGGTATGTTGACAGTAAACTTTTTTATTACATCATGATCGACGATCAAAATCCACAACTGGGTATTCAAGAACTTCGTCCGATTGATCCGCTTAAAATTAAAAAAGTAAGAAAAGTTAATAAAGTTCAAAGTGGTGAGGGTGGTTTAGCAGCACCACAAGTAGGTGATGTTGAAGAATTTTATGTTTACACCAACGCTAGCCCAGACTCTACTTTCAGAACAGGTGTCAGTGGCATTAGATTGACATTTGACTCTGTGATTTATTGTCACTCCGGACTTATAGATTCTGGATCTAAGAGAGTTATTGGTTATCTTCAAAAAGCAATTCGTCCCCTGAACATGCTTCGTCAACTCGAAGATGCCGCTGTTGTTTATCGTATTGCTAGAGCACCAGAACGAAGAATTTTCTATGTTGATGTTGGTAACATGCCTACTCAAAAGGCACAACAATACATCGAGGGACTCGCAAAGAGATACCGAAACAAACTGACATACGATCAAGGAACAGGTAATGTTCGTGAAGACAGAGATCACTTCCACATGCTTGAGGACTTCTTCTTGCCACGAAAAGAAGGTGGTAAGGGAAC